TGTTTCGATACCAAGTTTAGCACCCTCGCGCTTGTCTTCGCGCTGGGATTTGTCGAGTTCCGTCGCCAGACGGGCACCAATTTGTGCACCTGCCCGCTGGTTCTCAGAGCTAAGTCGTTGCGCCTGAATCTGCACGTTGGCTTCTTTTGCCATGACATCAAGCTGCAGCTTCGCCTTGTCCATCTCAATGCGATGCTGAAGCTCCATCTGCTTCATCTGGAGTTCCTGCATCTGCATCTGAACAACAGGGTCTTGCATCTGCTGCTGCGCCTGCTGTTGTGCTACTTCTGCCTGATCCTTCTGGAGAAGCTTCTCTGCTGCCTCCTTGGCAAGGCGAGAAATCTCAACCTCGACATCTTCTGGCAGCGGCTGATCTTCATTCGGCATCTCGACGCCAAGCATCTTCTCGATTTCACGGCGATACTGGAAGGCGACGTGTTCGGTGATATGAGCCGCCATAGACTGACCGATAGCCACAGCAAACGGAGACTGCCCCACAATCTCGCGCATTTTCGGGTCTTGCATCGCGGCCATGTGTACTGCGATGTGTGCTTCATGATCCTGATACTTGAACGCCTTTGTGGGTTCTTGCTTCAGCATCATCATGTTCTCGGTGACAGGGTCTGCTGGCTTGATATCTTCCGGCAGCTTGATGATAGAGCTTGCATCCTGAATGCCGAGAACTTCCAGCATCTGGCGGTGCAGCTTACCCATGTCGTAGAGTTGAGGTGCCTGCTGTGCGAGTTGCAGAGCGGCCTGATACTGCATGATCCGTTGCGACATCGTCGCTGCATTCGGGTCAGATACAGGAATAACGTCAACGCGCTTGTCGAAGTCTTTTACGCGGTCGAAGTCACCATCCATCTCGTATGCGTACTCGGATGGCATGTAGTCGTGGATGATCTTTGCTAGAATGCGAAGCTCGTTCTTCATCGATGCATGCAGGCGAGCCTGAACGCCAGACATCACCTTCATGGAACGCTCCATTAGTGCGAGCGTTGTTCCAACAGGTGCCTGTGCATTGATGTCGCCTACTTGGATGTCCGCAACAGAGCCAACACGGCGTCCCTCGTCAACAAGGTTTCCGAGTAGCGAGTAGAGAACAGACGAAGGTTCCTTGTAAGGGATGAACGTAATCGAATCCCGAATAGCCCCGCCCGGAACATCCACATCCCTGAACTCGCCCGGCATAAGTGGGGTGTCGTCGCCTTTAATGCGGAGACCGCGAGCTTTAAGGCCAGCAGGCAGGTTCGATAGAGTGCCAGCATCAATAAGCTGACGCAGAATTGACGTAGCAGACTTAGCCAATCCACCCATAAGGTGGATGAGGCCTGTGCCGTAGAAGCCCAGACCGGGGAGATATTTGTAGTGGACGAAGTGCATCCGCTTCTTTTTCTTAGGATCGTCCCCATACCAATTCCTCCGGATAGACAGAACCTCCTGAGACGACTTGTCGATGGTGATGACATACGGACGGGCGATGCCATCCGGATCATCAAACTCTTCCGGCATGTTCATGGTGACATGCATTTCAAGGATGGTGTGGCGATCATCATCCTCGACAACGGCACTTTCCCCATCAAGCTCGTCGTACTTGTCTTGAATGTCCGAGAAGTCAGGCTGCGGTGCTGGCAGGTCTACGTCGCGGTACATGCCAGCAACCTGCATCTCCAAGATTTCGTTGCTGGTCTTCTTCATGATGTGCGTATAGCGCGGGCAGGTCATCAGGTCTGATGCGCCATACGAAACAACGAAATCCTCTGCAGGAACAAACATGGAGCAGGGACGCTCAAGAATCGGATCGTAGTAGATTTTCTTGAACGATGAGCCAGCAAGCGGAAGCTTGAACAGCATCTGCTCCATCTCGTCGCGGTACTCGGTCATCTCCTCAGTGATGAGGTAGTTCATCTCCGTCTGCACTCGGTCAGCCTGTTCAGCTTTCTCGGGCGTGATCTTGCCCATGATTTTTGTGCGGACAGGGCCAGATGCCGGATAAAGCTCGCCCATGGCCTGCGCTTGGAAGCGGACAACGGCTTCAGTCAGTACGGGATGGAAGACACCAGAAGCACCCTGCCATGGCTGACTGCGCTCTTCGATCTTCATGCCGAGAAGGTCGAGACCCTTGATATAGGCTCGTGCCCAGTCACGGCGGGATTCATGGTCAGACTCAAAGTCACCGATAAGCTCGGAAGCCATAGACTGCAGGTCTGACTCGTCGATGAACTCTGCAAGGTTTGCATCGTGATCAGGCCCAACAAGCTCGTCAGTCAGGCTACCCTCGAAATCAATGACAACGCCGCCGTCCTCAGTGCCGATAGACACCGCCTCTGGATTGATGACCTCTACCTCAATGTCCTGAGCGTCGGTGTCTTCGATGTCGAAGTCGGAAGGCTCCATGCGCTTCTCAATAGCCATTCACAAGCTCCTAGTAGTATGCGACTGGCCTGCGGTATTTCGGCTCATCATCCCAGTCATCAAGTTCTGCCCTCACCCAGCCACCCTGTCTGAACCTTAGCAGAGCTTGGGTGGTAGAGTCCACAAAGTCATCGTGTTCCCCAGACGGGAACGCAGCACATTCTTCGATGACCTCTTCAGCCCATCGCGTGGGAGGATACCATATTGCTCCGCTGGCGAATAGGTCTGTCACGGCGTTCACCCTAGCGATCTTATCTTGACCCCTAGATGGAGTAAATTCTGTTACCGGAATCCCCATAGCACGAAGCTCGAAGATCAGAGGCGCACCAGACGCCTTCTTCTCGACGATCATCTGGTCAGGCTCGTACTCTCGGTACTTGTCGTAGGCCGCTCGCTTCAGTTCAGGGAACTCAAGTTTCTCCTTGTAGGCATCAAGAAGAATGATATTGGGCATAGACCTGCCGTTCTCGTCGGGGTGATAGAATACACCCCATGTTGTGCATGCGCTGTAGTCGCTTCGCTGCGTCTTAAGGAATGCCGTGTCCCAAGACTGGATAATTGCCTCGCACATTGGAGGACTGTCGTTGGGCCACTCACGCCACCAGTCCCGCTTGATGAGTGCCCCCTCTTCGGAAGTCGGATTCTGCTGGTACTGGGCAGACCACTTCGACACAGGAAGTTCTGCCTTGAGAGCCTCAAGTTCATCAAGAGACCAAAACTCAGGCCAGAGTGGATTGCCGGAAGGCATGATTGCTGGGAACTCAATAACCTCCCAGTCATCAACGCCCTTGCGGTCTGCAGTGGACTTCAGAATCTGTCCTGTCAGGTCTCTCTTCGCCCATCTGGTCATGACGATGATGATGGCACCGCCCGGCTGGAGACGCTGACGCGGGCCGGAGGTGTACCACTCGTAGACCCTGTCATAGACCTCAGGGTTGAACTGACCCTGCTGTGCCTCCTGTTCGGAGTGAGGGTCGTCAATGATCAGCAGGTCAGCACCCTTACCAGTCACGGCACCGCCGATACCAATAGCGAAGTAGTCGCCTCGCTTGCTGGTGTTCCAGCGGCCAGCCGCCTTCGAGTCAGAAGACAGCGTGATGCCCGGAAAAACCTTGGAGAAATCCTCCGACTGAATCAGGTTCCTGACCTTACGGCCAAATCCAACGGCCAGTTCGGCAGTGTGTGCCGTCTGAATAATCTTTTTTTCGGGGTATCTGCCAAGAAACCATGCTGGGAAGAGGTATGACGCAAACTCAGACTTGGTGTGTCGTGGTGGCATATTCACAATCAGGCGCTTTAGTTCGCCATTTGCCACGCGCTCAAAAGCATCAGCCATAATTGCATGGTGCCGACCAGCAATAAAAGATGGCCACATTTTGTTCACAAAAGTTAAGAAGTCCGTTCTGGACTTTTCTTTACTCTTGGCTTCTTCCAGCTCATTTAAAAGATCAAGGATTTCCTGCTTTTTATCAGCCGGTAAATTCGAGATCCTTGCGTTTATGGCCGACATCTGGCTCATTTAAAGTCATCTCCCCTTTTACTTCTTGGCACTTGTAGTCCTGAGGAACAAATCCATTACCCATGAGGTCGGCTGACATCTCAGCAATGCGATCATGGCACAACTGTTGTGTTTCATATGGGCCTCTATTGTCGAAAAAAACATAGCAAGAAGAAATATCTATGGCCATACACGCCAGTACAGCCGCTTTAAACATCAATCCTCGCCGACACAGCGGTTCATTAGAACAGATTTTGCCAACTCAAGCAAAAATACCATATCGGGCGCCTTTCCATGCGATGTGGCCATAAACAGATTCCCTTCTTCCGTCCAGCCTACAACAATTGCCTCAGTCATAGAGACCTCTTCCCTAAGAACTGCGAGCATTTCATTCGGATCAAGCTCTGATTCGTCATCCAAGCCCTCTCCACGAGGAAATTGTATTATGTTACCCATTTTTTTCTCCCTCTCCCAAGATAATGACGGTGGGGGAGCTAGGGAGGCAGCTCGACCCCACCGGAGGCGCCGGGAGACTTAGCGCCTCAAAAGCATTATATATTATGATGTGG